GTGCAGAACCTCCAGAAGCGGCAGGTGCAGAACCTCCAGAAGCGGCAGGTGCAGAACCTCCAGAAGCGGCTGGTGTGGAGGCTGCAGGAGTTGAAGCGGGTGGAGCAGGGCCCGCGCCAGGGGCAGGAGCAGCTACTCCTGTGATATTGACTGTATTCTTACACGAGGCGTCAATTTGGGACCCCTGGAAATTTGCATTTCTAAAATCCTGAACACACTGTGTAATATTTGGACACTGCTTTCCAGGGGTGTAATCTGGCAAAAGAGCAGCATTTCCAAGTGCCTGGGTCACACACACATCAGACGCACAAAACTTGTCGGTAAAAGCAACTTGGGCACCAGGTGGTAAATCTCCGACTGTCGCTTTCAGCTCTTTACACCCTGGAATAGACCCTTTGTCAGACAAGCAACGACCGGCATACTTCATCACATTGGCACATCCACACAAACCATCGGATTGATTTTCTCCATCTGGAGTGCCGCAGTACCCAGTCACCAAGTCTTTTGATTGTTGCCGAATAGACTCATTAGTCCCCTTGACACCGTTGTTTATTGCAGTTCGACATGCAGATTTTGTGAACCACTGAGGATCATTCTTACACAAATAAAACAAGTCTTGATCATATTTGTATCCAGCTGCAGCAGACTCTGGTGTAGAATAAAAATTAGAACACTTTGGATTATTTATATTATCTATGCTTTTCTGACACCAATTATGTTTTATAATTGCGGCATCTGCGGGGTCAATTCCTTGACTTATCATCGTGTCAAAGTTCTGTTCAACATCGAAGCCTACATTCCAAACAGCAAGAGAGTCGTCCCACGCACCATCAGCTATATGATTCACAACATTCGGTGTCTTATTCTGTTGTATACTCCAACCTGTGTGCCAATTGTGTTTACTGTCTCCGCGTATGTCATTGTCACAAATAATATATCTCCAACCAAGTGGTGCTTTTATTTCAGTTGCACTGTTTGCACGATTTGAATAGGTTTGAGATCCTATAAACATACCAGATCTCTTTTCTTTGTAATAAGCATTTGATCCATTTAATAAAGTTACTCCGGTTTGATTGTTAGGTATAACACCTTCGTTGTTTGCATACATTTTATCAATTTTGAATGCGTCACCTTTCTGTTTTTTCAAATAAATCATTTGACCACTGTTTGGACGGGAACGGAGCATACTTTCATACTGATTCCCTTTGCCATCGCCAGCTCTCAACCCATTGTCACGATTCGGACACACATAGCCATTTGAATGTATTTTGTAGTGCATCCACCCACCTTTGAATCCGCCCCTATTGTCTGTATCCACTTGAAAACCCGCTATACCATCATCCTGATTTGCTATAGTAGCCAAAAGTTCAACACCTACGTCATAATTAATAGGAGGATTTCCTATGGCACCCCAACCCACGTATCCATAATCACATCCATTTATATCATATTGGTCATACCTGTCAAAATTTGAGGTATGTGTCGGGCCTTCTGACCATCCCATTCTGATATATCCTGATAAAAAAATAAAACACTAATTTAGGATGGAAATTATCTGTGAAATAGTCACACCATATTATGACTATGGTGGACGCAAATACCTTGACCTGAGGTGGAACAACGCAACTACTCGGGTCAAGGTGCCTTTCAGGTACGGAAGAGTCATGTGCAGAATAGAAGGAATCACCCCAATTCAAGATTTAAAAGAAGGTCAAAAAATAAAAGCACTTGTTGAAAAAAAAAGTTGGGAAGGAAGTTATCACTATGTCGTCTACTCAATCAACCCGATTTAGTTTTAAAATAAAAATACAAACCAACACCAAAAACTAACAGAATAATAACAACAATTAAGAGGATCCATACTTCTTTGGGTGTACCTGTTTTTTTAGCCACATCCTGGATGGGTGTCCTGATCTGGGGTGCAATCTGTGATCCACCTTCTAAAAGTGAAATTTGATTTGCAGGGTCGTTCCGGTACGCAAACATAGACTTCCCAGATGGATTTATGTACACAATTGCAAGTGTCACAGAAGGTGAATAGTGATCAAATTTACCAAATGTAACAATTTGCACAGCTGGAAACATTGGTTCGGTAAGTTTTATTGGTTGGCCCGTTTCGTTGTTTTCAAACTGGTACACACTTACGCTCTGCAGGACACCTGCTTTTTGCACAGCCTCTTTGTACTTTTCAAATTCTTGATCTGAATTGAAGGGTGGGCAAAGAGTTCCTGCGCATCCTGTCGTTGGGTTAAAGGTTGACATCTAGTATTAGGTACGAAAGAAAATGGGGAGCCTCACACACCACGGGCTTGTTGTCCCGAGCGACCCCTTGTTAAAGGGGGAGCTCACTGTTAGACCAGTCGAGAATGGTATTGGGATTCGTCCTCCGTCGTTCAAGGTGTATCGGACCGCTGGCGATACAATTCTTGTACCCCGTTATTATGGGAGTGCAAAGCTTGGTCCGCCCGCCAAGGATGCCCGTCGACCTCCTGCTGCTGCTCATATTAACTTCAATGGAACTCTCAGAACAGAAACCCACCAAGACAGAGCTTTTGCCGCCGGAATCAAAGCCTTTGAAGAATCCGGTGGAGGTGTCCTCTCGATCCCTCCGGGCTTTGGGAAAACGACCATCGCCCTGGCTTTTTCGGCACATCTAAAGGTCAGAACAATCATCATCGTGCACAAGGAATTCCTTGCAAACCAATGGAAAGAAAGAATCCAACAGTTTTGCCCGGGAGCCACCATAGGACGCATCCAACAAGACATTTTTGACACTGAAAAGGACTTTGTCATCGCCATGATCCAAACCCTGTGCATGAGAGAGGTGGGTTCACTCAACCAATTTGGATTCTTAATTGTAGATGAAGCACACCACATAGGAGCAGCCGCCTTTTCCCAATCTATGTTCAAAATTTGCCCAAAGTACACACTCGGACTCACTGCTACACCGGAGAGAAAGGACGGACTCACTCGACTCCTGTACTGGTTTATGGGACCACCCTTTTACTCTTTTCAAAGGGAAAATCAAAAGACAACAAGGGTCGAGACTGTGTACTACAACGACGACCACTACAAAACTATGCCACCGACAAACAAGTTTGGAAAGATAAACATGGCAGAAATGGTCACCCAAATTTCAGAATTAAATTCCAGAAATGAATTGATAGTGGACATTATCAAGAATTGCCTAGGTGATGGGCGGCGGGTTCTGGTGCTGAGTGACCGTCGTGAACACTGTCTGTGGGTCAATTCCCAATTTGAATCCAAAATTAGTGGACTGTACATGGGTGGGATGGTGGAGAAGGATTTGAACGAGACGGCGAAGAAACCTCTCATCGTGGCCACCTTTGCTATGGCGCAGGAAGGACTTGATATCCCCGTGCTGGACACCTGTATACTCACGAGCCCTCATTCGGATGTGAACCAAGCAGTGGGCAGAATCATGCGTGAGACGGCTGGAAAAACCAACTCACCCCTGATATACGACATTGTGGACAGGTGGTCTCTGTTTTACGCCATGTACAACAAGAGACTTGCATTTTACAAAAGGGCTGGGTTTCAGTGCGGGAATTCAGAGGAGACCCAAACGAAAAAGAGACCGCTCGAAGAGGGAAAATGTGCTTTTATTTAGGAACATTTGGGTTGTTTCCACCGGCAGCTGCAGATGGAGCAGTTGCATTCACATTCTGAGCTATGTTCTGGCCGTTGGGAACAGCCGCATTGTTACTCATCGTAGGACCAGGTGGAACGGGGGTAGGACCTGGATTCAAAGCATTGCTACTCATCCGACTCTTCATAGCCAAGTAAATAAAATACAGGATAGGACATATTCCGAATAAAAATAACATAAATCCATAACCTCCCTTGGCAGTCTTTGAGGTGTCCTTATTTCTAATCTTCTTAATTGGCAAGATCCATGCAAAAAACAGATACAATGTACACATTGCCACTAGCATAATAAGCCCTAAAAGAATCATCATAGGGTTTGACGACCCAGAAAGCATCTCAAAGTCCATTCTACTTATTGTAAACATTTATTTTACTTCTGGGGATTCGACAACTTCTGGGACTTTTGGAGGCTTGGGGATGTTTGGCACTTCGGGGGTGACGGGCTGTGCTGTTGAGGGGTAAGGGATGTAAAACACTTGGGGGTGCATGAGTTTTTCTCTGACTGTATCCACCTTTTCCGCAAACTCATTCAAGTCTATTTCCGGTTTTTCTGGGGGAGGGGGTGGTGGAATCTGTGAGTAAGCATAGTACGCATAGGCGACAGGAGCAACACCTATCAAAACCTGGAGAAACCAACGGGACCTAGAATTTGAAATTGATTTGTCTTTCGGATCATGTGCCAAGAGCTCATACAGAGGGACCAGAACCATAAACCATAAGTAAACACCAAGTAAAGCAAGTGCGGCCCACTTGACTTGGGGTGGGTAAGACGAAAAGAATTCACTTATCGTCATCTATCTTATCTGTATACTTTTTTAATCAGAAAGAACAAGCAAAAACAAACCTGCTATAAAAACAAGAGCCAAATAATTACACTCTGTATTCCCTGGATTTTGAACTGAACTGGGGGCCTGGACGGTGACGACACGTGGGGGACCCAGAGGGCCTGGGTCCATTTCATCAAATGGCGCCATCGAAAGGGCCATTCTATATTATTAATAAAGAATTATTTTACGGGGGACTTGGAAATAGGTCTAGATTGAGACTACTTTTTTTGACGAGTTGCGGGGGCGTCCCCGGCCTGATTTCTTCGTGTCCGTCACCTTGACCTCCTTTGTCTCCTCCTGCTCGTCAACGCTCACAATGTCAGACACGGAATCCTCTTCGCGAATTATGGGGCGGGTACTCTGGGGCATACCTGGTCCCATCATATTCATCAGTGAGCCAAAGTCCATCCCGGGGCCACGCATCTCGCGACTCTGCTGAGGTGGCATCTCCGGACCCGTCTGGCTGCGCTGAACAGCATCCATCATGTTGCGAACAAGCTCCGGATTCTGCTTCATCACATTATTCATATTCGGAACAGCCGCCTTGAACATGCTATTCGTCAAGTGGAACATCATGGCAGACCCACCAACCATCATAATCAGCTTCACCTCAGGAGCCACATTCACCTTGGTCTTGTACTTGTTGTACAAATCCTCAAACACACCATCGTAGTCCTCGATATTCTCCATAGTGTTCTGGGACCACCCATTCAGCTCGAGATCAAACGGATCAAACTTGTCGTTTAAAAACTCAAGACCTGTCACCGCTGCAACGAGCATGCGGCGCTGAAACTTAATCGAACGGTCACACTCAATCGAATAAATCATACGCTTGTACTCGGTGCGAATCTCCTCAATGTCCGAATAAATAGTCAGGCGGGCCCCCGAGTGTATTCCCTTTTTAATAAGTCTGCTAATCTTGTTCAGGAGGTCGGCCTTTTCATCCTCGATTGTCTTGTAGCCATCGCTGGGAACATTAGAGCCCCCGCCCTGTGGCTCGTAATCCGGGGGACCGTCCTCTTGGCCCATCTCCTCGCCACCGTCATACTCCTCGGGTGGTGGCGGCGGGGCCGGAGTACGCTTCGAGGGGTTTGTGAAGAAATCAAGACCATCCTCAGCATCGGGAACAAACTGCTCGGCTGGAGCCTTCCGGCTGAAAACAGAAGGACGGGTGGGCTTGGGCTTCAAGGGTACACGCCGTTCAGCAGGCTGAATAGAAATCTCGTCCAAAAGTGCACTTTCGTTAGCGTCAAGGTTCAAGTTCTGGGCACCGTCTGTTATACTTATGTCCATACTGATAACTTTAAAGAAAGGAACCTTATTTCTTTAACGCGCTTTGAACACTTCCAGGCTGAAAAAATAATGTTCACTTATTTCAAAATGCCTTCACCGTATAAGATTGCAAAGCTGTCGACCCACGCAGTCATCATCGGTCTGCTGATTGTCGTGGTTGTCATGCTGTACCGCCAAAGCAAGATGACCTCCTCGTACGAGCCTGGCCCTCTTGTGACCACCCCAACCGCAAAGGCAAGCAGCGGCCCACAGAGCATCTTCGAGATTCGTCCAAACCTGGAGTGCACCCCCGGCCCAGCTGAGAATGCCTCCTACTACACAAACGGCCTGACCCCAGGTGGACTCTGCGGCGACGGTGATTTCGTCAAGAATCAGCTCCGCGAATTTAACATTGAAAACGGAATAGGCGGATCTCTCCTGGAGAAGTAGAGACTTGGTTTATTTTCCTACTAATATTCAGAGATGAGTGAAACCATCGACAATGGGAACGGTTCGACTCCCATCGTGGTGTTTCCTCCTGCGAATGTAACAATCGCATCAAACGTCCTGAGCACAACTGGGAATGTCATCGCTGGTAACCTCATCAGCGTTGACGGAACTTTTACAGGAAATCTCTATGTCGGTGGGAAAATCACAGGAAATGTGTCTTTCACCACCCTCAACCTCGTCTCCCTAAACGCTACCTCTATTGTAGCCCAAGCCTACTTCGGAAACGGTTTTGGAATTTCAAACCTAAATTCTGCAAACATCTCCGGAACAGTAGGAACAGCCCTCTCTGTCACCAACCCTTCCCAACCCAACATCACCTCGATCGGAACACTCACAGGCCTCAATGTGCAAGGTCTACTCGTAGCCTCGAATGGTTCTGCAATTTCAAATCTAAATGCAAGTAACCTGGTGGGTACCGTTGGCTTGGCCCAGTCAGTCTCCAACCCTTCACAACCCAACATCACCTCCGTTGGAACCATGACTGGCCTCAATGTCCAGGGTTTACTCGTAGCCTCAAACGGATCTGCAATTTCAAATATAAATGCAAGTAACCTGGTGGGAACCGTTGGCTTGGCACAGTCAGTGACAAACGCAGCTCAACCGAACATAACCTCCGTAGGAACACTGACAGGCCTCAATGTGCAAGGACTCCTTGTCGCCTCGAATGGTTCTGCAATTTCAAATCTAAATGCAAGTAACCTGGTGGGGACTGTGGGGACAGCACAGTCAGTGACAAATGCATCTCAACCCAACATAACCTCCATAGGGACACTTACAGGTCTGAATGTGCAAGGACTCCTCGTAGCTTCTAATGGCTCTGCAATTTCTAATTTAAATTCAAGTAATGTGGTGGGTACTGTGGGGTCAGCACAGTCAGTGACGAGTGCGGCTCAACCGAACATAACCTCCGTAGGGACACTGACCGGTCTGAATGTTCAGGGCTTACTTGTGGTTTCTAATGGCTCTGCAATTTCCAATTTAAATTCAAGTAATGTGGTGGGGACTGTAGGGTCGGCACAGACAGTCACTAGTGCATCACAGCCAAATATTACTTCGGTCGGGACCATGACAGGCCTGAATGTGCAGGGCTTACTTGTTGTTTCAAACGGTTCTGGAATTTCGAATTTAAATTCAAGTAATCTGGTGGGGACAATTTCAGTTGGTAATTTGCCTACAAGTGGGGCAACTGCCGGAACATACGGTTCGAGTGCAAATGTTTCACAGGTGACTGTAGACCAGTATGGGAGGGTAACTGCGGCATCCAATGTACCCATAGTGTCTTCGCAGTGGACAGGGACAACTGGATCCCCAATTTACTACTTGAATTATGTGGGAATAGGAACTTCAACACCAAGTGCAAACCTACAAGTCACTGGAAACTTATTCGTCACAAACGCAATTACAACAAATAATCTGTTTTTTAATAATTCAATTTTAAGTACAAATTTACCAACAGTTGCTGGTGTTATTGGTGGGTACGGTTCGGGTTCGAATGTTCCGCAGATGATTGTTGATCAGTACGGTAGAATTTCATCGATATCAAATGTGGCGATTACATCATCACAGTGGACGAGTGTAGCAGCGAACATAGCCTTTGCAAATGCAGTCATGATTGGTTCTTTATCCGATGTTCCTAACAAGTCAAACTTGTATGTGGTTGGGCTTGCCACCTTTGGTGCCATGGCTGGGAATGGATTTGGGATTTCAAATCTAAATTCATCTAACCTGAGTGGTCTGGTGTCTAACAGTGTCCTCCCTACAACCGGGGTCACCCCTGGAGTCTATGGGAACGGGGCAGCCATCGCCCAATTCACCGTAGACCAATACGGAAGAATAAATAACGCAAGTAATGTGGTAATTTCAAGTGTAAATACAGCGACACTTGTAGGAACAATTTCACTCTCAAATTTACCAACAAGTGGGGCCACTGCAGGTACATACGGGTCATCCTCAAACATACCACAGATATCTGTTGACCAATACGGAAGAATTACATCTATAAGCAACACAACACTCACAAATGTATTCTCAAACATATCAATTTCATATGCAAATATAATAAATTCAAATGTCACAACTGAGAATGTCGTGACTCTGAATTCAAGCCTATTGGCGACACTAAGTAATCTGGTCGTCCCTGTTCAAGCAAACATTGTATCCGCAAATATTTCTACAATTAATGTTTTAAATGCAAATGTGCAAAGTATTCTAATTTCAACTGGAAATGTACAGACACTATATTTTGGTAATGCATATGGAAATTTTTATGGAAACATATTTGGTTCAAACCTCATAAGTGCTCTTAATATTTCAGTTTCAAATTCAGTGACTGCTCAAAATATAGTTGCGACACAAACACTCTATGGAAACGCCGTGGCGGCCAACACTATAAGTTCAAATATTTTACTTGCAAATTCAATTACATCTGCAAATTTATTTGGAAATTATTTGTCAGTGACTTCAAACACTGGTTCTAACATCTTTGTGTTTTCAAATTCGAGTGGGATGTCAAATATTTTTGTCATGAATTCTCTTGGAAATTTGGGGATAGGAACTGGTGCACCGGCCTATAAGCTTGACATTGTGGGAAATATAAATCTAGGAAAAACACCTTTGGACAATTATGGAGTGAGTTTCAGTGGTGCAGAGTATTCAATTTCAAAATCTGGTCAACTTTTCTTAGTAGCTACAAGTAACACTGGGGGGTATGTAGTCTTGGATACATACGCCGGACAAGCCTCCCTCGACCCAAATGGAATTTTTGTAATAAATTCATCTAATATTTTCCTGAATGGACCAGGGAGTAACATATGGGCAGCAAATGCAGTCACCACAACAAATGTATTTACAAAAAGTGCAAACATATCCTTCGGTACAATCTCAACCCTTGCAAATATTTCGAGTGCAAATATAATTACAGAAAATGTTCAGACTCTCAACTCTGTATTCTCAAATATTTTGAACCTAAATGTGTCAACGGGTGCAAACATAACTCAATTGTCAGTCACCACTCTGTCCAACATTTCATCTGCAAATATAGTTTCGGCAAATATTCAAACCTTGAATTCTGTCTTCTCAAATATTTTGAACCTAAATGTGTCAACAGGTGCAAACATAACTCAACTTGCAGTGACAACTCTTGCAAATATTTTGAGTGAAAATGTGGTGACATCAAATATTCAAACGGCAAATGTGGTGACATCAAACCTTCAATTTGTGAATATATCATCAAACTTGTATACATCAGGGTTTTCACTTGTGTCTGGTACGGCGCAAAAGGCGTTTAATTTTACAGTGGCGACAGGGAGTGGATCCTTCACAAATGTGTGTTCAGTCGCAGACACACCATTTGGTTCTGGAATTTATATTCTTTACATCGATGTCATCTCTAGAGGTGCGTCCGGGGCGTCTGGTACAAAAACCTATGTGGTCACAAATTCATACAATTTAAGTGGTGGAAATTGGTTGCGGCTTGTTCCACTTTCAAGACCGTCTGATGCAAATCAAATTGTCATGGATGCACTGTCAGCGGGAGGAACAACATATCTTCGGGCTGTAAACAATTTTGCATCTGAAAACATTTCTGTGAATGTTATTCTCCGGGCGTCAAGTAGTACAATTTCAACTGTTATATTTACAGACCTCACTTCACAGACGGGGTCGGGAGCAACCAACTCGGGGCTCTGGCCAACAACAGTGCTCACAGAATACGCAGGTCTCGTCGGAGTTTACACACAAAATCCAACTGCAAACCTCCATGTGACGGGTAACATATACGCCACAAATGCACTCTCAACAACAAATGTAATTACAACAAGTGCAAACATATCCTTCGGAACAATCTCAACCCTCGCAAATATTGCATCTGCAAATATAGTGTCGTCAAATATTCAGACTCTAAATTCGGTCTACTCTAATATTTTGAACCTAAATGTGTCAACCGGGGCAAACATCACCCAACTCTCAATTTTACAAGAAAATGTGGTATCCTCAAATATACTCACATCAAATATTCAAAGCCTCAACGTGGTCTACTCTAATATTTTGAACCTAAATGTGTCAACCGGGGCAAACATAACTCAACTCTCAGTTTTACAAGAAAATGTGGTATCCTCAAATATACTCACATCAAATATTCAAAGCCTCAACGTGGTCTACTCTAATATTTTGAACCTAAATGTGTCAACCGGGGCAAACATAACTCAACTCTCAGTTTCACAAGCAAATGTGGTGTCTTCTAATTTGGTAACCGCAAACATACAAACCCTCAATTCAGTCTTTTCAAATATTTTGAACTTAAATGTGTCAACAGGTGCAAACATAACCCAACTCTCAGTTTCACAAGCAAATGTGGTGTCATCCAACTTACTTACTGCAAACATACAAACCCTCAACGTGGTCTACTCTAATATTTTGAACCTAAATGTGTCAACCGGCGCAAACATCACTCAACTCTCAGTTTCACAAGCAAATGTGGTGTCATCCAACTTACTTACTGCAAACATACAAACCCTCAACGTGGTCTACTCTAATATTTTGAACCTAAATGTGTCAACCGGCGCAAACATCACCCAACTTTCAATTTTACAAGCAAATGTGGTGTCATCCAACTTACTTACTGCAAACATACAAACCCTCAACGTGGTCTACTCTAATATTTTGAACCTAAATGTGTCAACCGGTGCAAACATAACTCAACTCTCAGTTTCCCAAGCAAATGTGGTGTCATCCAATTTGGTAACCGCAAATATCCAAAGTCTAAACTCTGTTTTTTCAAATATTTTGAACTTAAATGTGTCAACCGGCGCAAACATAACTCAACTCTCAGTTTCACAAGCAAATGTGGTGTCATCCAACTTGGTCACGGCAAATATTCAAAGTCTCAATGCAGTCTATTCTAATATTTTGAACTTAAATGTGTCAACAGGTGCAAACATAACTCAAGTCTCAGTTTCACAAGCAAATGTGGTGTCATCCAATTTGGTAACAGCAAACATCCAAAGTCTAAACTCGGTATTCTCAAATATTTTGAACCTAAATGTGTCAACCGGCGCAAACATCACCCAACTTTCAATTTTACAAGAAAATGTGGTATCCTCAAATATACTCACATCAAATATTCAAAGCCTCAACGTGGTCTACTCTAATATTTTGAACTTAAATGTGTCAACCGGTGCAAACATAACCCAACTCACAGTGACAACACAAGCTAATATTATAAGTGCAAATGTGATTACAGAAAATGTTCAAACCTTGAACTCTGTATTTTCTAATATTTTGAACCTAAATGTGTCTACAGGTGCAAACATAACACAATTGACCGTAACAACACAAGCTAATATTTCGAGTGCAAATATAGTGACAGAAAATGTTCAGACTCTTAACTCTGTATTCTCAAATATTTTGAATCTAAATGTGTCGACAGGTGCAAACATAACTCAACTTTCAGTCACCACTTTAGCAAATATTTCAAGTGCAAATATAGTGTCTTCAAAGGTTCAGACGGATAATGTGGTTTTCTTGAATGTATCTAGTACTGCAAATGTGACAAATTTAACAGTTACATCAAATATCATTCCGGTAAGTGCCACTGGAAATACATATTTAACTGGAAATATCATCGTGTCTGGGAATGTGTACTCGCAAATTGGGTCACCACTCGGTGCCGGGGGTGGCTACTACCTCAGTCTTCCAAACTTCATAGTAACACAGACACCATACACAGGCCCTGTAGGAACAGCCTACCCTCTGTCTGTCGGCCTCAGCAACGGTTTCACAATCAGTGGCACATCCACTATGATTACGGTGACAGGGAACGGAAATTTCAAATTCAATACAGCTGGATCTTATTTGTTGAATGCAGTGTTTTATTCAGGTGACAACATCACAGGGCTTGCTCTCGGCTCAAATGCAGCAGATGTTCACGGAACAGACCAATCCTACATGTACAGATACATGACACAAATTACACAAAACCCAACCGAGGTTATTGAAATTCCATTCAATATTACAGATACATCAAAGTATTACTATTTGGATTTGTTTGCAACTGCTTCCACGAGGTTGTATGAGACGGCCAACACAACTGGCGGTGGAACATATTTGACAATTACACCTCTGCAAGGGGGTGGGCTTGCAACTGGTGGTCCCGGAGGAACACCCGGGACACAGTGGATTTCTTCAGCTTCAAATATTTATTTTCCAAATGCCATTGGTGTCGGAGGAGCACCGACACCCGGCTATAATTTTACAGTAACCGGGCAGAGTCAGATGGGCAACGTCGTGCCGACGGTGGATAACCTGTATAACCTCGGGACGCCAGCGTTTCGTTGGGCGAACCTTCAGATGGGGCCTGGAACAATTTACATGCAAGATCAGGCGCCTCCCTATACACAGGTTGGTATATCAGTATACAACGGAACGCTTCTTTTGGATGGTGTCCAGTCAATCAGAACGGGCAACGTTTCATTCATAGACCCCGTCACAACTTACGCAGCGACAATGAACGTGACGAATAAGGTGGTGACCTATAGCAACGTCACAACGGTCAAAGCTGGAAATGTAATATACTCGGATGGTCTGACGCAGAGTAATGCGTATATCAAGCCGACTTCAAACGTCCTTCCGTCATCCCCGACGGTGACGAGCGTCTTGGTGGATCTCGCAAGTTCAAACGAATTCGTTCACTGTCACGCCGGGAGTAGTTTGAACATATCCGTCGTTAATCCAACTCCAGCAAAGGAGGTGCATGTTTTTGTAACCGTAAATGCAGGGGGTCCGAAGCCATGGGGGTTGATTACATGCACAGGTATCGGTAATATATTAACTGCAAATACGGTTGATTCAAACCCATACTATGTATATCAAACTATTTGCAAAGTCAGTGTTACTTCACTCGACACCACGACACAGAACACATTTGCAGTCATAGAAAATTACTATCATACGTAATTTCTGATACTAGATGAGCTTCTCACGCTCAGGGAGTACAGCCCCAGCCTTTTCGTTCCCCATAGGGGTCGGCACATTTACCGATGTGAATGCCTCTTTGTACCGCGGAGACGGTGGTCTTACAAGTCACAGGACCACAGTTGGAGGAGGGGACGATACCAACACCTTTTGAGGTTCGCCCTTTGACGCAGACTATCATTTACTCATCGGCTCTCGGGTCAGGTCGTATAAATTCAGTTCCTTTTGTAGTAACCAAGCAAAACAATGCGAATGTTTTAGTCTATGTAGACTTGTCAAATTTGAATGCAAATACTAATATCAGCAGATTCACATCAATCACTACTAACGGAAACTACGCCAACACAACTATTACGAGTTATATAAGTTCAGAATATGGATTCACATATCAGTATACACAGGTTGGTGGTCCAAATAAAATTGACGAGGCTCAGTTTGTGTGGAAGGCGGACGCTGAAATCTACTGATTCAGCGGGGGGCTGAAATCTACTAAAATCTAAACTAATAACAGATGGGATACTCCAATGTCACAGGAGACCTGAATGTGTACTCGGTAACGAGTACAAAAGACCTTTCAGTCAGAGGTAACTCTACAATGGTGGGAAATCTATCAGTCCTTGGTGTTTCTAGTTTTCAAAATGTAATTGCATCAAACCTGACGGTGACAAATGCATTCATCATCACAGCAACAAATACACAGATTTCTAATTCCCTTACAATAAACAACTCGGGGACGGCGACTGCCCTGTTTGTAAACCAGAATGAGTACCCTGCTATGATTCACAATGTGGCTGAGTTTTGGGACCATTCGACACTGGCCATGGTCATAGATCCAAACGGAAATGTGGCTATTCACCAAGCCCGGTCAGATGGGTACGCACTATCTGTTGTACAGGGTGTCCTCGTAGACAACATCACAGCCACTGGAAACTACACAGGGTCAGGGTTTGGACTCACAAATGTACCAGTCACAGGACTCTACGGAGCCCTTTCTTCAATTCAAATTCAAAATACACAGTCAAACATCACCTCCCTAGGAACACTCGTCACCCTAAACACTTCTGGAATTTCAAACCTAAATGGATCCATCCTAGGGACACTCGCCACACCTGCACAACCAAACATAACTTCAGTAGGTCTCCTAAGTAACCTCGCAGTTTCAAATTCAATTTCAGTTTCAAATATAGTAGCCACAGGAAATCTATCAGTCCAACTCCTAACCAACCTATTCAGTGCAAATATAATTACAGAAAATGTACAAACCCTAAACTCAGTTTTTTCTAATATTTTGAACCTAAATGTGTCAACCGGAGCGAACATAACTCAACTCACAGTAACCACTTTTTCCAATATATCATCTGCAAACATAGTCACTGCAAACCACCAATCTCTCAACACTGTTTTTTCTAATATTTTGAATTTAAATGTGTCAACAGGTGCAAACATAACACAACTCACAGTGACAACACTTGCTAATATTGTAAGTGCAAATATAGTTACAGAAAATGTTCAGACCCTAAATTCAGTTTTCTCTAATATTTTGAACCTAAATGTGTCAACCGGAGCAAACATAACACAATTGACCGTAACAACACAAGCTAATATTTTGAGTGCAAATTTAGTGACTTCAAATATTCAGAGTTTGAATGTGGTGACTTCAAACATAGGTACACTGAACGCAACGAGTATATTCATCGGGACAGCCAACTTGACAACAGCCAATATTTCAAGTGCAAATATAGTGACAGAAAATGTACAGTCACTCAATGTGTCAACCGGAGCAAACATAACCCAACTCACAGTCACCACCCTGTCCAACATTTCAAGTGCAAATATAGTTGCGGCAAATATAGCAACCACCAATATTTCAAGTGCAAATATAGTGACAGAAAATGTCCAAACTCTCAACTCTGTATTCTCAAATATTTTGAACCTAAATGTGTCAACCGGAGCAAACATAACCCAACTCACAGTGACTACACTGTCAAATATTTCAAGTGCAAATATAGTGTCATCAAATATTCAAACCTTAAATTCTGTATTCTCTAATATTTTGAATTTAAATGTAAATTCGGGTGCAAACATAACTCAACTCACAGTCACCACCTTGGCCAATATTTCGAGTGCAAATATAGTGACAGAAAATGTCCAAACTCTCAACTCTGTATTCTCAAATATTTTGAACCTAAATGTGTCAACCGGAGCAAACATAACACAACTGACAGTGAGTACCCTGTCCAACATTTCAAGTGCAAATATAGTTTCGGCAAATGTCCAAACTCTCAACTCGGTCACATCAAATATTTTGAACCTAAATGTGTCAACAGGTGCAAACATAACACAATTAACAGTGACTACCCTGTCTAATATTTCAAGTGCAAATATAGTCACGGCAAACATAGGGACTATAAATGCAACCACCATGAATTTGCTCAACCTCAATGTGACAAGTACAGCCAACTTTTCAACTGCAAATTTCATTTCGGCAAATATTGCAAATATTTACACAACAAATATCGTTGGTTTTGTTGGGTCACAGTGGGTAGGTCTCATAGGGGGTCCAATTTATTATCCAACTGGAAATGTTGGTATAAATACAACTACAAATATTAATTCAAATTTGACAGTTATTGGAAATATCTATGCAAGCACAAATATAACGACACCTGTGTTGAATGTCACCTCGTATGCAAATATTTCAGTTTTAAATGTGTACACAAGTGCGAATATTTATACAGCAAATTTAGTATCTGCAAATATTGCAAATATTTACACAACAAATATAGTTGGATTTGTTGGGTCGCAGTGGGTCGGTCTCATAGGTGGTCCTTTGTATTATGCTCAAGGGAATGTTGGTATTGGTTCAACTTCAAATCCAGGTGCAAATTTGACAGTGACTGGCAATTTGTTTGTTTCAAATGGGATTACAACATCAAATATCATAGCTACAGGATCTATAACTGGTACATTTAACGGAATAAATCAAGGAACACTGTTGACACTTGGTACAAACTTGGCAACAGGAACTGCATTTGCAACAAGTAGTGATTTGCCAACACTTCAGGCGTATCATGTAAACTTGAACAACTTTACACAGAATGCTATATTGGCTGTGTCTGGGTACAGCATAACAACACAAGGTTTGATTAGTTTTACAACCACCGGTCTTTATCAACTTACAATGGCTCTTGTGATGGACTCTCCGGTTGTCAAGGTGGCTCTCGGGACAAACAGCACATCGGCTTTTCCATCGAGCACAAGCGCATACACATATGTGTACACGGTGTCCTCCGCATCAAGTCCGAGTAACACAATTGTAATTCCAATTGTAGTTCAAAATACCTCGTTGTACTATTACATAGATGTGTTCTGTCAGAGTTCCACAAACTCGGGTACATTTTATTTGACATCCGGGACGACGGTTTCAGGATCTAAATTCGGAACATACATCCAGCTGGCTCCTTTTGGGAGTTTTATTACCACTGCTCAGAATGCCGCTGCCGGTTTGTTAGTCAAGACGAGTGGGTCTACCCTGTCTTCACCGCTTGCCCAAGCAAGCCCTCTCCCACTCGCTTCAAACACATACCACGTCCCCATGACTGCCGGGGCGGGGTGGACATCATCCGGCGCAAGTTCAATCATGTCAATTAGCCCAAACGGAAATTTCCAGTTTTATCAATCCGGGCTCTTCAAGGTGACTCTGTGTCTAAACGCAGCCAACCAGTTTCTCTCACAGGTGGGTATAGGAACATCCACCTCAGACTCATCCTTACCATCAACAATTGGACCATATATTTACCAATTTAGCCCTTCAGTCACCCAAGACCCAACAACAATCATCCTTCCATTCAGTGTGACAAACACAACATATTATTACTATTTGGACGCTACATTTGGCCCTTCATCAACTGTTTCTATTTTGTCTACAAGTACATTTGTGACGGTGACTCCTGTTGGCTCGTACATCCCAAGCCCCATCACAACAGCTTCACTCGTGGTTTCTCAAGTCGTGACAAATCAGACAACTTCATATACTGCTTTAAGTTCGGACTCGTACATAGGGATGACAAATGGAGGAACAGTCACCATCCCGCAAGGCGCAACACTCACAAGGGGAAAGATGTACACTATTAAAGACGAATCTGGGAAAGCCGGGACAAATCTGGCGTACAACATAATTATTCAAATGTCAGGGGCGGATACAATTGATGGACAATCAAATGCATATGTACAGTTGGGGTACACATCTGTAAATTTGATGTGGACAGGGGCAAACAACCGATGGGTATTTATTTAAACCTCCGGGTGTATTAGAGATGCCATTCGTCATCAACAACCAAACTCGACCATATGACTTTGGTACCGATGCCATTGAGCGCCAGCGTGTTTCGCTCGGCCAATCTGTCATCGATGCTGACTTTGAGTACGGACTCCAGGCAACCAAGTGGCAAACCTACCAGGAGGTCCGAAAAAACCCCAGCTTCTACGAAATTCCAGGAACAGACCTCGTCATCACAGATGTCCAGACAAATGCAGCAACCCCTTCAACCATCACATTGTACACAACTGTAAACGCGACAAGCAATTTGTTAGTTGCTGGAAGTGTTATCAACATTACCGGTCTTCAGAATGCAACTCGTAAACAAGATCGTGCCGAGGGGTTTTTCCTTGTCACATCAAATACAACTTCAACTGTTACATATACAGCGAAGGGTCAAGTTGGTACGAGCACAGATAGCACGGCTGGTTCTATATTTACTTCGTATACAGTTGCTCGCCGCGGTGGTATATTTAATAACGGAAATGCAAAAATTCAAGTGTCTTCAATTTCTCAATCTGGAACGACTGTGACTGTGACGACAACTACAGTTCACGGGCTAATTCCAGGAACCCCAATTACGGCAAACACATGGGCTTCAGCAACGGGCACCTTGTATGTCGGAGGTGACTATTTCTTGGAAGCTGTCCCGACATCAACCACATTTGCATTCACTTCGAGCACATCATCGACTGGAACAGGAGTGTCAACCGGTGGAAACATGTATGTCCAGCCGTATTCATATGTTATTCACAGACCATTTGACGGAGGAGTCCTTTTATCCGTCGGTCAACCTGCATACGGATCTTCTGTGATGAGACAGTCTAAAAAGGTTTTCAGATATCAATCTGGAAAAGGATTTCTATGGTCATCAGGGACTCTGTTTTGTCCGAACAACGACATTGTGAGTTTAACAGCCAGTTCAGCCACTCTCCCGAGTGTCATCACTGCTGTGTGTGCCGTGAACCACGGAGCCCCTCAACAGGGCGCAACAGTCATCATCCGAGGGTGTGCAACAGCTTCGTACAACGGTACATATACAGTGGCGAGCGTGGTTGACTCTCGTACAATTACGGTCAATGCACTTGTCAACCCAGGTGTAACTACAGCAGTCCTGGGTCAACAACCTCGATTTATAATTTCAAATTGGTCGGGTGCAACTGTCCGCGCAGGACCCCATGAGGATCAGAATGGTTTCTTTTGGGAGTTTGACGGGCAGACACTTTTTGTTGTGAAAAGGTCAAGCACGCAGCAGATTGCCGGTTTGTGTTATACAAACGCCCTGAGTCAGACACTCACGGGTGACGCAAATGCTCGGTTCCAGGATCAGCTTCGAGTAGGGCAAAGAATAACTCTTCGTGGGATGACCCACACAATTACAGGTATCCAGTCGCAGACACAGTTGACATTTAATCCACCGTACCGCGGGGCTGCAAACATCCCAAGCTCACAGCCAGTTCAGGCCTGTCTGATTATAGATACAAAAATTCCTCAATCACAGTTTAACAAAGACACAATCGATGGAAACGGACCAAGCGGGTACGCAGTTGATCTGACACGCATGCAGATGATTGGTATGCAATACACTTGGTACGGAGCCGGATTTGCTGATTTTATGATTCGACAGACAAACGGAAATTGGGTGATGGTCCATCGTTTTGTGAATAACAATGTGAATGATGAGGCGTATATGCGTACTGGAAATATGCCCGTGCGTTATGAGCTTGCAAACGAGGCAACTTCGGCAATCTCCACCCTAGCAGTTGCAATGGGCACGGGCGACACTTCACTCACCTTGACTGATCAAACAACCTACTGGCCTTCATCTGGAGTTGTCTATATTGATTCAGAATTGATATCTTACACTGGCAAGTCGGGGGCGACCCTCACAGGTCTGACTCGAAATGCTAATTTATCTTATAATATTGCAGATATTTCACGAACATATACAGGGAGTACAGCCGCAACACACTCCATAGGAACATCTGTAAACCTTGTGTCAGTCACATGTGCTCCTTCACTGACTCACTGGGGTTCAGCTTTTATTATGGATGGACAGTTTGATAACGATCGTGGTTATTTCTTCAATTATCAATTCAATCAGTCGACGACACTAACTGCAAGTGTTGGTACTGTGTTGTGGTTTATGCGTCTGTCTCCAAGTGTGAGTAACGGTATAATAGGAGACATAGGTACGCGTGATTTGTTGAACCGTGCTCAGCTTTTGCTTCAGCACCTTGATGTTGCATGTTTCGGAACGGGGGCTGTTTTGAATATCATCGGTGTCTTGAACCCACAGGGAATTACAATTCCATATGCAAATTGGAGTGCAGTGAACTCTGTGGCTCAAGGCGGGCAACCGAGTTTTTCACAGTATGCGACGTCGTATAACGGGTCATATGTTGTTGGATCAGGTGAGCGCATCTTTTCTATGATTGCATCTGTGGGTAATCAGGTCACACTTGATTTGTCCGGACTGAAAGAGTTGTCAAATGCAGTGGTTGGTGGCAATGGTTTCTTCCCAGATGGCCCGGATACCCTCATGATTTATGTGACTGCACTGAATGCAAACATCACATCGGCTACATTTAACATGTATTGGTCAGAGGCACAGGCCTAGACCCTGTAATAATACAGATTCACCTCGTTACAGAAGACATCGTTTGGTTCGATTCTCTGGACTCGAAAACCATTTTTAGTTAGAAATTTGACTCCGTCTACCAGGGTGTACTTTTGGTCCTTGTAGAGTTTTACATCGTCTGACAGGGGCATCTCCATCACTCCGCTTCCTACACTTGTGAGTTTGTCTCCGAGGCTGAAAAGCACCTCCATATCCTTCCCTTGCACATCAACATGGAGATAATCGATCTTTTCGATGTTGTTGTCCTTCATAAACTGGTCGAGCCGTATCACCTCGACATCAATCGTATCAGTCACCTTGAAGTCGATTCTTCCAGGCCAGGTCTCCTCCAGGTTGTCGCTGAACTGGTTGAGAGAGCTGCATCCGCCGTCGCAGCCGGGGGTACCGGCGATGTAAAACTTGGCCGTCCCCGGGACATCAGAGACTGCCTTTTGGACCACGTGGTAGTTGGGGAGACCCTTGTATTTCTCCTCGAGCTCCTGGGCAAACTTGGGTGTCGGCTCAAAGGCCCACACGATGTTGTCAGGATTGGCTTGGGCAAACCGGATACAACTGCTCCCGTCGTTTGCACCGACATCGAAGATGACAGGCATTTACATCTCAGGCGTGAGCTTCTTTATCTGCACTAAGTATAGGATGAGCACATCGAATATCTTTTCGAATGTATACATATACGGCAACTGTACCGTAGCAGGTACACTTTCGACACTCGGGGGTTCCATCACCTCCCAGTGGACAACCTCGGGGTCTTCTATTTACTACACGACGGGGAATGTTGGGATCGGTCTTACAAACCCTTCTTCAATTTTGAATGTAAATTTGTCATCAAGTGTCGCAAACTTGTATACAACATCAACAGGTAGCTCGGCTTCCCTTTTTATAGTGAATACAGCTGACAATCGCCGTGTCTTTGTTGGAATGGATGGAACAGGTTTGTTTGCTTTTAGTGCAGGTGCTTTGGCTCTCGGGACGGACAATACACCCGTCATCTTTGCACCAAATTACAGTGGGGGTGAAAAGATGAGAATTACTACGACCGGTCTTGTCGGCATCGGCACAACAAACCCCGGGTCTACCCTAACAGTAAGTGGTGGAGCATCCATAGGGTCTGGATACCAGACATTCACTGCACCCACCGGTGGCCTCATCGTCCAAGGGAATGTGGGTATAGGCACGAGCAATCCGGGGTTGAACGCTCTACAGGTCAGTGGCAATGTGGTCACCTCGGGATTCACATCAAATGCCACGAATACCATCTTCAATTTTGACACACTGACTGTGCCTTTTGTGAATGCGACACAGGTGGGGGTGGGGACGACTGCACCAGATAATACAATAGATGCAGTTGGTTCGATTGTTGCAGCTCCAGCAACATTCAGCGGTGCAAGCAATTATGGGCTCTTTTTCAGGCGTGGATTCTCCACATCCAACTTTTACAACTGTTCGGTGATGGCATACGACCACAACGGTGACAACAATCCCGATGGCATCTCAATCAACGGCTACGACGGTGTCTCTATCTGTACGGGTTCGAATACAAGACAGGAAAGAGTTCGAGTTTTAGGAACAAACGGGTATGTAGGTATAGGGACAAGTCCTCAGAGTCCTCTACACGTGAATGCTGCAGTAGGTGGGAATGGGCTGACTATTGGACCGGATGCACCCTATGTCACTTCAGGTTCTATGTTTGGTCTGGCAATTATCAATAGTGGTCTTACGTCAGGTCAGTCATCTGTTATACAAATAGGTAAGAATAGTGTTGATACCATGTTTATAAGTTATAATTATACGGGTACAACAGCTGCTAATTATCTTGCATTTGCTGGATATGGTTATTCTACACAAGGTTCTCTGTGTATTCGTAATGACGGTAAGGTGGGCATCGGGACGTCGAATCCTGGCTACCAACTTGATGTTATTAACGACATCAATTGTTCAGGATCTTTCCGAGTGAATACTATTTTACAGCCTAAAATCCCGGCTCTTACAAGTTTTTCAGCAGTGACATCATTCGATGCAGGCAACTTTGATCTGGTCAATTTTAACAATGTAGAGATTCGCGTCATTCCATATTTTAGCACAACAAACAATCAGAATGTTACTATACAGGCACTGGACACGGCAGGAACAGTATATAATCCAAGTGAAGCAACGTGGCAAGGCTGGCGTGGATCTTCATCTGCCAGTTACGGTTCGGGGAGCACAAGTTCTACTGTCATTCCAAATACCGAGTTGGCTTCAAATTTAGTTGGTCCTTACATATGTGTTGTAAGAATCACTGGACTCAACGGACTTACCGGAACACAAAGATTCCATGTTGAGTGGGACAGCACAGGGTGCTACGCAGGTGCCGGAGCAACTCAAGTGATAGGCAGGTGTTATTTTGCAGCTACAAATATTCAAATTAATAGGATTCGTTTCAATCTGAGTGGTGGGACAATGACGGGTAAATATTCTATGGTGCATTATGTATAAGAGAATGCCTTACTTTGTAGCTGTTGATCCAGAGACTCTTCAAATCTTAGCCATGTATGAATACACAGAGGCTGATCCAAGCAGAGCACCTACAGCGACACACATCGAAGTTGTTCCACCTCTTGACTACCGTGCAGTGATAGTTAATAAGGACCTCACTCTAAGTCCTGATACAGAAAAGATGAATGAAATGTACGGTTGGGAATACCAGGGTATTCGCACTCAGAGAAATGAGTTGCTTTATAAAACAGATTGGACTCAGATTCCGGGAGGACCTTTGACAGACGCCCAGAAGGCGGCATGGGCAACTTACCGGCAACAACTTCGTGACCTTGTGATTGAAGGCACATGTCCCCTTGATTTCGTGTGGCCTACCCCACCAAACTAATCTCCCCTAAAACTAGATGAGCCTGACGGCGACCAACGCCCAGGTTTACAAAGGCACAGCCGCCGTAACTTATAAAGGTGCCCCGACAAGTAACACGGCACTTTCTCTTTCAGGAGCCGCCGGAAACTACATCTTGTTTCCCGCGACTCACCCAACAAACTTTAGTCCAGCCACATCCAATGTGTTTATAGAGGCTTGGGTATATTGGAACAATTCAGTGTGGACATCTTCCACTGGAGGTGGTATTTATGAGCGCGAGAATGTGGGAAACACGGTTCAAGATTTTGGAATGTACACGAATAGTTCAGGTCAATTGACAGCATACATGTACACCCAGAACGGGTCTATTCTGAGACCAATTTTTAACACTGCCCTCAATGTGCAGCAATGGTACCATGTGGCTTTTGGGTACAACACTGTGAATCAAACAGCATATATATGGGTAAATGGGAGTGTAGGGACAACATCGACCGCAAGCAACCCTGCAAGGTACACAGTAACCCAAACATACATAGGTTTCAATCCAATCAATATGCCTTCAGTGTATGCTTGGAATGGGTACATCCAAGACTTGCGTGTTTTTCAAGGCGGAGTCATCCCGACGACGAGTTTCACACCCGCATCGGCTTCATTTGGACTTGCGAATCCAACCTATGTGACTGGAGGAACAATTGTTCTTTCATTGGCGACACAGTATTTTCAAACGAATATGAAAGTAACATCTGGTGGAAGTATTCAACTGTACAGTCGCCCTGTCCAAACGGCTGTCCTCGTAAATCCCGGATCCCAGACTTTCACAGTGGGTGGAACATTTGTTATCAATCAAACTGCTCTTCAGCCAGCGAACGGAATAACATGGGCCTTGGCTCCCACGGGTCAAGGAGTCTCTGTAGCAAGTTCAACTGATTACACCTTGACACTTTCGACACCATCCTCTGTGAGTCAGAATGTGTTTACAGTCACTGCCACAAACAAAAACCAATATACCACTTTGATACAGTTTGTCGGGGCAACTCCTATTTTAAAACAAATTTCAACAGCTGCTGCATCCTCGGTCGTCGGCGTGTACAGTTTGCGCTCACTTGTTTCTCTTTATTCAAAGGTAGTGAATATTGCACAGTATAATATAATAACTGTAACAAATTGGCCTCCAAATGCATTTACTGGGTTTACGAGTTCAACCACATATGGAACATTTACAGCATCAGCAAGTTCAGACTACACTTCAGTCTATGGTACAGGATATGAAGCCTGGCGTGCATTTAATAAAATTACAGCAGATCCCGGTGGTTCTAATTACAGTTGGGCAACTGCACAGTCATCATCGTACACTACGAATGGTGTTGCTGGTGTGTGGCTTCAGCTTCAATGTCCTGTACCCGTCACTTTATCGAATATGATACTTTACGGCAGAACTTCAGATTACGGACAAAATCCTACTCAGATTTACTTATTTGGATCAAATGACGGGTCAACTTGGACTCAGTTATTAGGTGCGACATCAACGACTCTCCAGAGTGTAGGGGGTGGTCCAAATACTTTTACAGTGAATGCATCTACCGGATACACATACTTCCGCGTTGTGTGTACTTTACCAACAGGTACAGGTGCCATGGCGATAGGTGAAATGTATCTAAATGGAACTGCATTAACTGGTTCTTCAAATCAAGACTTTTATGCAGATACCCTTGGAAATCTGACAACAGCCGCTGGGTCGGGGCAGACACTTTCGAACTGGCTTGGTAGTGCGACAGGCTATGTAACAACGTGGTACGACCAATCCGGCCTTGGAAATCACGCGACTCAGACAAACACAACTGCACAGCCTGTAATTGGAAAAGGTCTCAAAGGCCCTGGATATTGTCTCTTATATTCAGGAACTCAGGTAATGAATGCTTTTAGTTATTCAACTCTGAACGGAACAAACTATTCAGTAGTTTCAGCTACTCGTAGAACGGCATCTTCTGGTACAGGAAACAATTCAAATAACACTATAGATAATCCAATATGGTCATGTGGTCTCGCAACTGGAAGTACTAATGCTTATCCTCATTTTACATACAGAGGAGCTTCAACATTTCAGGGACAATATGGAAATGACCTAGGCTTTACCACAATTACAGGTTTTACAACTTCGAGTACTGAGCCTATACGCTACTGTTTCAACATGGTTTCTTCGACGAGTGGTGCAAATCAATATATCTATAACGATCCACTCGGGGCCCCCATAAAAACTAACAACACGGGTCTTACTGGTTTGCTAAATATGTCTTCCGGGTCTTTCAATATAGGATACAATAACTTTTCTCCTGCACAAGGTTCAAACCCGGGTATGTTCTATGTAGGAGAATACTACGAGATTTTTGTTTTTAAAGCATCATTCTTTGATACGGATGGAACGAGTGGTACTAATGTTCCTACTTCAGTACAGACGATATACAATAATCAAGTATCTTATACTGGTACCTAAATAAACTCTTAGTATCTGTTAGATGAGCTTCGCTCAGGGACCACCGACTCAGTCCCTGAGTATCGTGGCTTCAAATGTATTTCTGACTGGGACTTCAACAGCCGGAAATGCATTTACTGTTCAGCAGCTCGGGTCAGGAAATGTCGCCTCTTTTGCGACTTCGTCAGGGTCCTCGGCTCTCTTCATAAATCCAGCTGGAAATGTCGGAATCGGGACGTCAAATCCCGGGTATCCTTTGCAAGTGAATTCGACATCAACAGGAAGTTCAACTCTAGGTGCGTTTTTAACACCCAGTTTAGGAACTGGCGGAGCTGGAAGTTTTATACAGGTAGGAGGTGCGATAACATCATCTCAAGCAGCCGCAATTGGATTCTTGAATTATGGAGCAAACGGTTCCAACGTGGCACAGATGAGTATTAACGGGACAGGGTCAAGTGCTATAAATATAACAACGACAGGTGTCGGTATCGGACTGACAAACCCGTCCACATTGTTACAAGTGAATGGAACAACGACAAGTAGTTTCTTCAACACGGTAGCTGGTTCAACTACAGCTGCATTTTTTTCATCAGGAACTGGTTTGAGTAGCTCAAGCTACAACTTCATTCTGAACGCATACAATGACACGGGATCACGACTTACTATTTTTACAAACGGTTCAGCCAGAACAGGTGATGGTGGTGTAAGTAACACAACAATTAGAAATGATAGTGGAAGTTTAATTCTTGGAAGTGGTTCGTACCCTAATATTATATACGGGACGAATGTTGGAATAGGTCAAACAAATCCGGCATATAAACTTGATATTTATTCGACAAGTGCATCAGTCGCACGATTTTATGGGGCCGGTGTAAACGCTTATGTTTATATTGATAATGATAATGCAGCAAATCAGGCTGCAATTCAGTTTAACAAGGCCGGTACATTACAGTGGATCAATTATGTTCCAGGATCCTCAACTGATTTAAGATGGTACAACGGTTCTGATAGGATGACTTTAAATGCAAGTGGACTTTTAACCGTTGGAAGTTTGTCTACTGGTACGGGAACAATAACTTGTGGAGCCATAACTTCATCCGGAGGTACAATTCAAACAAGTTATTCGCAAGGTTCAAATGCGCCCAATGCTGGTCAGGCATACTTTTATAACCCGACAAACTCAGCGGGTCAGAATGCTTCTGTAAATGCCAGAATAGCAGGGGCGGCAGCTGGATCGGCTTATTATTCATTGGATTGTAGCGGAGTGGCTGGATTCTCATGGGGAATCACGGGGTCTAATCAAAATTTAGTATACAAGGCGTCATGGGACTTTTCATCATCTACTCTTTTCACGATGGACCGATCTGGTAACTTTACAGCTACTGGGAGCGTCGCAGCTAATTCAGATGAGAGTATTAAAGAAAATATTCGACCTATACAGAATGCACTCGAAAAGGTCAGTAAAATAGGTGGGTACACTTTTGACAGGACCGATATAGTATGTGATCGACAAGCAGGAGTTTTGGCTCAAGAAGTACTGGAAGTACTCCCAGAAGTTGTCACGATGACAGACAATGGAATCTATGCGGTATCGTATGGAAACATGGTTGCACTTTTGATTGAGGCTATTAAAGAGCTCAAAAAAGAGGTTGAAGATTTAAAGTGTAGAAAAGATCTTTTAATTTAATCTTGTGTTTTACTAGAAGATGCCGACCATCACCAACTTTGGCAATGTGGTGAGTCAGGGAGACACCACAGCTACTGGAAATCTGACCATTCAGGGAACTGGTACATCTTCATTTTCGAGTCCCCTTTCCGGGGTTACCATGGCAGGGACACTGGCAGTCACGGGTGTCACCACCCACAGTAGTAACATCATTCCCAATTCTGATTTTGGATGTGGAATTGGTACAGCTGCACTGAGGATGGGCAATGTCTACTCCGCCAACACAAATGTTTACTCTTTTGCAAATATATTCACAGCAAACATATGGTCTTCAAATGTGACAAACACAGCCACCTTCCAAAACTCCGTGTACCACTTTCAAAACACCTTCCTCACAGACACTCGGTCCTACATGTCAACCGCCGGTATCATCGTGCCAGCCACCACGGGAACCGCCGGTCTCGGTGGGCCATCCCTGCTCTTCGCAAACGCCTTCCTCCAGACTGCAAACATAGGCTCATTAACAGCACAAATGGCCATGAATGTCACAGGTAATGTATACATATCAAACGCAATTAATGTCCCAAGTTTGTTATGTGTTACCACAAATGCATCATACATGAATATCATAACAGGTGGATACGCAAATATGGCTTCTATCAATGTGTTTACAGGTGCAAACATAACTCAACTCACAGTCACCACTTTCGCCAATATAATTTCGAGTAACATAGTCACTGCAAATATATTTAATGCAAATGTAGTGTCTTCAAATATTCAGAACTTAAATGTGTCGACCGGAGCAAACACAACACAACTCACAGTCACCACTCTCGCCAATATAATTTCGAGTAACATAGTCACTGCAAATATCCAATCTGCAAATATTGTTTACTCAAATATTCAAACCTTGAATGTAAGTGTCTGTGCAAACACCACATACCTGAATGTTGGTTTTATTGCAAATATTTTTACAGCAAACATCATCACTTCCAATATTTTTAATGCAAATGTAGTGTCTTCAAATATTCAGAACCTAAATGTGTCAACCGGTGCAAACATAACTCAACTTGCGGTGACGACTCTGGCCAACATTTCAACTGGAAATATAGTGACGGCAAACCATCAATTTCTCAATACTGTCTTTTCTAATATTTTGAATCTAAATGTGTCAACCGGTGCAAACATAACACAACTCACAGTCACCACACTCTCAAATATAATTTCAAGTAATATAGTCACTGCAAACATCCAATCTGCAAATATAGTAACTGCGAATATTCAAACCTTGAATGTAAGTGTCTGTGCAAACACCACATACCTGAATGTTGGTTTTATAGCAAATATTTTTACAGCAAATATCATCACAGCAAATATTTACAACTCAAATATAGGGTCCTCAAATATTCAGAACTTAAATGTGTCGACCGGAGCAAACATAACTCAACTCACAGTTACCACACTAGCTAATATGATATCAAGTAACATTGTCACTGCAAATATCCAAACATCAAACACAGTCTATGCAAATGTACAATACCTCAATGTTTCTTATTATTCAAATTTAGCAAATTTGGCAGTTTCTCAATTTGCGAATATAAATACCGCAAATATTGTGACTGTGTTTCACTCCAACTTGAATGTGGCATCAAACGCAAATATTTTCAATATGAATGTGTTTACAGCGAATATTCAGTCTGTTTTTAATGCGATGTATGCCACTATGACTGCCAATTATTTTGGGAATGCTTCCGGTGTTTGGAATTTGAATATTTCTAATGTGAGTTCTGGTACTCTTCCGTTTTCGACGACTCCAGGTCTTGGTTCCGCAGGTATAACTATAAACGGTATTACAGGTTCTGCTGGTCAGTACATTACTGCAACTGGTACAGGTGCTGGTCTTCAGTGGGGTGGCCCTACAGCGACAGTTATTTGGGCACAGGTTCCGGGGTTTGTTTCTCCTCCAATTTACTATGCAACTGCAAATGTGGGCGTCGGTGGTCCTTATGCAACCATGAGTTGGGGAGTTGGTTCCTCGACTGTAAACCAGTACCCCGGGTCACCCCTTGATGTCTATGGAGGTCTGGGCTCCTTTTCGAACCTTATGGACGCCACATACACCGGTACAATTCGCATTCAAAATCAAACTCCTACTTTTGGGTACAACGGTGGGCTTGAGTTCAAGACGGGCACCTCGTCTTCTGGCTCCGGTCATCGTATTCTCACAACAACGGATTCAACTGGATTGTCTCCTCTCGTGTTTCAGTTTAGATCATCCACAAAGACGTGGAGTAACGCGATGGCCATAAACTGCGATGCTGGAAATCTTAACGGATATGTGGGAATAGGCACTATGAATCCTCAGTATCAGCTTCATGTGTATCAACCAAGTGTTTCTGCGACACTCGGCGGTACACTCGTACAAGTCTCACAGGCAACTCAGCAGAGTACATACTCCTTACAAAACTCAGCTTCGGGTACTTGTGTCTTTTATCTGAACGGTTCAAACCCTTCGGACGGCCCTGCAAACTCCGCGACCCTTCGCAACAATGCAGGAGACTTGCGTATTGCATGTGCATCCCAGACACCTCTCATTTATTTACAAAATTCAAATGGGTCTGTAGGAATCAACACAAACAACCCCGGGACATACAACTTGAACTTGTACGGAACTACATCTGGTACCTCAACAACTACAGGGGCTTTGACCAATTCAGGGGGGTCACTCTCTTTGATGGCGGGTGTCAATGCAGCTTATATAGGAGTTGCGGGTACATATAAATACTATTTCAACGCGACTGAATTTGCACCTCAAAATGGTACAGGAACTGTGAACATAGGAACAGCCGCAAATCAGTTTGGAAGTATATATGCAACAAATCACGTGGGTACTACACTATACGGTGCTCTTGCGGGGTCTAATACAATTTCAGCGACGACAATTTCAGCGACGACTGGAACTTTCAGTGGTTCTGTGACTGTTACAGGAAACATTACGGCCGGTTCCGACGCGAGACTGAAGAAAAACATAGAGCCAATTACGGATGCACTTGAAAAAGTGAAAAAGGTGTCTGGTTACACATTTGAGCGTAACGATATAGAAGGTAGATTTTCCGGAGTCATCGCACAGGAAGTTCTTGAAGTTTTGCCAGAGGTTGTTGTCGCTGATAAGGAGGGAATGTACTCGGTTGCATACGGAAACATCACGGCTCTTCTGATACAGGCTCTAAAGGAGGAGGTGGCGAAGCGGGAACAGCTTGAGCTTCGGTTATCCAGATTTGAAGAGTTTTTCGAACTGGCGCATATGGGCTTATGAGGGAGACGTGGTGAGGAGGATTCTCTCGAACCACAACCGCTGAATTGAACTTCGGAACCAACATGCGACCTGTTTCATCTTTTTCTTGCCAACAGAAAAATCCACCCCAATTTGGGTCCCATTCTTGATTGAGGTAAACTGTGATGGCTGCTTTTTTTCCACTGTCACTGTGCCAATTAATCTGACTCATCTGGTTCCACTCATAGTACTGGATGTACTGAAATACTTCACCGGGCAAAAGGTGCTTTTGTAGAACCTTTTCAATAATCGAGCGAAGCGGACCTTCAATCCGAAATATACTCACAGTTCCGAGTGACTTGTTTTGTATACCATCTTCCCAAAAATGCTTGTTTATACTCCACTTACTTTCATTTTGAGAACTAAATATATTTTCAAATATAGTTTGCAACTCTGTCGGTGTAAACACATCACTGTGAACACAAACAGCCATTAAAGAATTCTGTCCTTAATTCTTTAATGGAACTTGGTTCATATTATTGTATCCCGGATGTCTTTACAAAACAAGAGTGTCGAAGTATTGTAAATACATTTTCTTCTAAATGTCTTGCACATGCAACGATGCTTAAAGGAAAAAATAAAGAAATTAGAACCAGTGATGTATATTTTATTGAACCAACACCAGAGAATGATTGGATCTACAAAAGAATCATGGGTATAATTCACAAATTAAATTATGAAAAATATTGTTTTTTCATCGATCAAGAGCATCTTCAACTTTTACAATTTACTCGATATAAGGAAGGAGAATACTACAAGTGGCACACAGATACAGGGAGCTCGCCGGATACATGTTGTCGAAAGTTGAGTGTCAGTGTACAGTTGTCTCCAGAAACAGCATACGAAGGTGGTGATTTACAATTTGGTCTTTTAGATGAGGAAGCTGGTACCGTGTCTAAACAACAAGGGTCTCTGATCATTTTTCCTTCAATTATAAGACATCGTGTCACTCCGGTCACTCGAGGGGTGAGATATTCTCTTGTTGGGTGGGCAGTAGGGCCTCCGTTTAAATAGAACATTTTTATTCTATTTAGAAACTAAATGAAGATTGTAATCGTTGGAGGAGGGTCATCGGGTTGGATTTCAGCGGCTACACTTTTAGGTGCCCCAGGAGCTGACATAACTCTTATAGAATCACCAAATGTTCCTATTATCGGAGTTGGAGAATCGACTATTAGTGGTTTTGTCGATTGGATGAATTTGATTGGAATTCATCCACAAGACATGATGAAAGATACAGATGCAGCATATAAACTTGCCATCAAATTTGAAGACTTTTTAGGTCCGGGGCATGAATGTTTTTATCCATTTGGAACATCAAGTTTCGAAAAGAAGAAATATTTTACATGGGCAAAACAAAAGTTTATTTCTCCAGAGACTTGCAACTCTTTTGCTGATTCATTTTTTGCAAATATGGCTCTTGTCCGAAAGAACAAGTTCAAATGCGATTCTACAACTTTTCAGCATAATTGTTATGCACTTCATTTTGACGCTACAAAATTTGGGGGGTGGTTACGTGACAACTACTGTATCCCAAGAGGAGTCAAACATATCCAGAAGGAAGTTGTCAATATAGAAACAAGTGAAAATGGAATCGAGTTTCTCGAATTGTCGGACAAAACTAGAGTCACTGCAGATTTGTTTATAGATTGTACTGGTTTCAAGTCTATCCTTTTGGAAGGTGCTTTAGGAGTTCCATTCAAGGATTATTCGAATGTTATACCTAACAACATGGCGTGGGCGACACATATGCCATATATCGATAAAGAAAAAGAGCTTGTCGGCTACACAAACTGTACAGCTATCGAGAATGGTTGGGTATGGAACATTCCTCTATGGTCCAAAATTGGAACAGGATATGTGTACTCGAACAAATTTGTAACGGATGATCAGGCTCTGAGTGAATTTAAGAATCATATTCGAAAATCTGGAAGAGAACCAGACATACTCGAATACAAAAAAATTCATATGAGAAATGGAATTCACGAAAAGGTTTGGCATAAAAATGTGGTTGCGATAGGTTTGGCTGCCGGATTTATTGAACCGCTCGAATCAACTGGTCTTTGGTTCACTCACGAATTTGCGTACTCTCTTTTAAGAATATTGTTTCGAGGTGCCCCCATGTCACAACATGATCAAAACTTGTTTAACGAGAATATTAAAATGCAATGGGACCAAACTGTAAATTTCGTCAGTTTACATTATGCATTGAGTGGAAGGAGAGACACCAAATATTGGCAAAATATAGGAGCGACAAATTTTCCAGTTGAAAATAGATTTGCTTTCGCTTCATATGATCTGCCTGAGAGATGGTACTCGGACTGGCCTGGAATAAACGCAATAACACATGGGTTTGAATACTATTTTTACGATCCTACATATTTTTGGATGAAAAGTTACCCTAAATCTATAAATTGGAAAGAATATTACAAAAGTGAATTTGTTTACATTGAACATGATCAGAAAAAATGGTACGCAGAGATAGAAAAAGCACCCTCACTCTTGGAGGCTCTTACACAAATTCACGTCTCCCCCCCCGCTTGTCCGGAATCTGCTGTATAAGATCTCTCACTTGAACTGCAGTCTTGTTCCCTTCTACAAAATCAAGAAAGTACATGAATGGAGTGATGTGCCAATTTGTATCGGAAAATTCATTATAAATATCTTCGGGAAGTTCAAATTGAGCTTGTCGAGTCTGGAAAATTGGATGGATAAAAATGCACAAATGCGAATCCTTCGGGAGGATGTATGAAGGTTGTAAAAAAGTTTTGTTCGGGAACGGATTTGTGTACCCGAGACGCATGGTAAACCCTTGTTCGGGTGGATCTCGTGGGTAAGGCACCTCTTTGGTATATTTCCAGTTTCCATCCGGAAGTCGTTCGGCGACGTCGCAAAAATAGTCAAATCTGTGTAAAAGACAAGAACTCGTATTCATCTGTTTGAAAACCATATGAATCAATTCTTCTCGTGACAAGACACTTGATTCGATTCCTTTCAAGTGTCTTGATATGTACTCACAGTTGTACCTGAAACCGTGAATGAAAGCAGATGTCCCCTTTTTGTAATCCTTGGCTTGTGAATTCGCTCCAATAAAAAAGAGACCAGGAGTTTTCGTGCTCTCAAACGAATCGGTCAAAAGAGGAAATCCAGATTTGGGACAAATGTCAACAAGATCTTTCACAAGTGACGGATCGAACCGAAACCCGATACAGAAAATGACAATATCAACTTTTTTAATAATGTCACTTTTAGCAAATTCAAGATATTCTTTCACCAGATGATATTCGATAGAATCAGTAAATTTATCGACCGGCTGAGATGCATACACATTGAATGATCCGGCTTTCAAAAAGAAACTGTCGATCGATGTAAAGTTTTTAGACCGTGCGTGACCAGGGTAATGTGTGAACCAAGCATTTGTTTCACGGCCGTTTATTGTTGTGAATCGAGTGACAGGGGCGATGTAATCTGCAGTTTCCAAAGCAGCATTGCCAGAGCCCATGATGATGACAGTTTTGTCCCGATAGACTTCCTTGTCAAGAGGCATGTTTGCATAAGTGAATACTTGGATGGAGGGATGCACCTTGATGCTTGGTTCACGGGGAACCAGCCCTATCCCAAAGTATACATTTTCCGCAACAAATTCACCTTGGTTGATCGAAAACTTGCCATCATCGAGTCGCTCGATGCTTTTGACTTCGCAGTTGAATTGTATATTTAAATTCTTACGCTTGACAAAGTCTTCCGCGTAACGCAGGTAGTCGTTTGCACTAGGGTACAGATCTTCGGAATAATCTCTGAAAGACACGGGGTCACCCAAGAATGAGTTCCAGTCAAAACGGAGATCCCTTCCTTTATTTATTGAAATGAAACCACGCTGACGGGGAAAGTGGCGGAAGAATGAGCAAACGCTGGAACCTTTTTCAAGAATGAGATGATCTTCAAGAAAGGATGCCATTTGAAGACCGGCTGGACCGGCACCAATAATGATGTGCTTCATAAGATAAATAAAGATCTTATCTTTAAGAAAGATATGAATCTGTCAACCTTTGTCTCAGAATCAAGATATTCTCAAATAGTTACTGAATTTCCCGACCAAACTACATTTCCATTGTACTACTCTGCTCACAAAACTGTCGTCGAACTCAATGAAGGGGAGATGTTGTTTATACCCGCAGGAATGTATCACTTGGTAGTTTCATGTAACGATGGGTTCAATTTTGCCGTAAATTACTGGTACACGGCGGTTCCAACTATAGAGCATAAACACCAAATCTCCAAGCACAACATTCCAGACGTAGATTTACCTGAAATATTTAAAGACAAGGGAAAAATGGAAGTGTACAAAAGTAAAAATTATTTATTTCCATCTTTAACAGTAAAGGATCGATATCCAAATTGGGTCAGTCAAGATTTTATGACTTTCGATGAATTTATGCAAGCAAAAAGTAAGCGACTATATATTGTTCAGGGTACACAAGATTATTTCGTACAGTTTGCGCCGACTCATCTATCGGATCTTGTAATGTCTTCATTTTGGGCAAATTTCGGTGGACAAACCACAACCACTTTACACTGTGATGGCTGGGACAATTGGTTATGTCAAGTAAAAGGTAAGAAAAGAGTCATTCTGTTTCCGCATCAAGACAGAGATTTGCTGTATATGTGGAACCCTATTCACGAAGGAATTCTTTACGAATTTGCTGAAAATAAACCGAAACATGTGGACTACTTTGTTATGAATTACCCCAAAATAGTAAGTGATGAAGTCTGCCAAGAAGTTTTTGGTGAAAAAAATGAGTTTATTAAAAGTGACAACTTGAAGCATTTACTGGCAAATATGCTGTTCAACTATGATGAAAAATTCAAGTCGAACTTTTCTTCGGGTGAGTTGCCCTGGCGCTTCCGACGAGTACATACAAATAATATAGACTATTTCAATATCGGTAGTTATTCTCAGCAGTACTCGTACCCGTATATATTCGTAGCGTGCATCAAGGGTTACGGACACTTCAATGTAAATGGAGAAAGGACTAGATTTCAGAAATATGATGGGTTTATCGTTCCACACTCTTTCATGTACAGAGTAGCTGTTCAAGGAGACGTCACTATAATAACTATCTAAAGACCAGAGTACATTATAATACAATGGACTTGGTCTTTGAAAAGAAGTCGGTTTTGACAGAGGAAATGTGCAAGGAAATCATTGAGAAGTTTGAAAATGACCAGAGGAAAATGCCAGGGAACACTGCGGGCGGCTTTGTACCAGAAATGAAAAACTCAACAGACTTGGTCATTTCTCGTTTTGACGACTGGGAGAAAATTACTGGTTTGTTAGATACAAAATTGAAAGAAGTTATACAGGAATACAGTGTTTTTGTTCAAAATCAGTTTCCGAACGAGCTCCGAATTCATATTGACAAAGATTTAAAACTTTTGAAGCAGTGTGGCTTCCAAATTCAGAAAAGTGGACACTATAGATGGCACAATGATGAGATGGTCGAGTACAACAGAACGAGAGTTGTTACATTCATTTTTTATTTGAATACAATCGAAGAAGGTGGTGAAACAAGCTTTCATTACAAGAAGGTGAAACCAGAGATGGGTAAAGTTGTTCTATTTCCGGCAACTTGGGACTATCCACATTGTGGATATGACGCAGTAAACAAGTATATAGTCACGGGATGGTTGTGGAAAAATGTGCTCGCGTGAAAACATGTGAAAAAATAAGAATGAAATGAGTATGGAATTTGATTATTTTACCGAACCAGTCCCTTTTCTTATTGTACGGAACTACTTTAACAGCGAGGACAGAAAGCTATTCCTTGAAGAATTGTCCAAAATGAAACATAGACTGATCGACGGAGAGCATACAGGATCTGCAGTCGGGCCATCAGGTGAAAAGAAGAAAAATAAAGGGCTTTTCCTTTATGGTCCAGAGTGTCCGAACAGTGTCATCCTAAAAATGTTGGATACAAACCTGACAACTGTAAAGAAAGACGCAATAAACAAGAACATAATCTACAATTATTTAAGAAATCACCCTATATCTTCTACGCTCATCAATTACTACAATAATGGAGACATGTACAATACACACTCAGACGAGGCCATTTTGACTTCAATTTACTATACTTGGGAGGAACCAAAGCCATTCACTGGAGGAGATTTATATTTCGAAGAGTACAAGTACCAAGTTCCAATTACAAACAATTGTCTTTTACTATTTCCGTCGTGTGTTCCTCACCGAGTTTCCAAAGTTGAAAATGGTTCCGGACGTTGGGCTGTAAGTCAATTTATAATGAAACGACTAGGGTTTCCTTTCCGGCACAATTTATTCACATATAACAAAATATTAAGTGAAAGTGATTACAAATATATATACAATTTGATAGAACATGGGTCTTGGGATTTTAGTGGTCAATCTTTTCAAACAGGCGGCGGTGTAGGACCTACAAAGTTTTGGTATATGAATTTGTCAAAAGAGCCATTATTCACTCAAACCATGGTGAAAAAAATAGAACAAATTTCAGGAAGACGATTCAAACTTGAAAGAGTGTATGCAAATGGACATACATTCGGAACCGACGGAAATTGGCACATAGATGATTCAGCTACGAACACGTGGACATTTATTTACTACATCAATAAAGACATAAACATGCACTGGGGCGGAGAAACTCAATTTCTATTAGAAGAAGATTGTATCAATATATTTCCAAATACAAATAGTGGAGTCTTATTTCATTCGAATATAGCACACAGAGGAAAGAGTCCTGCAAGAGATGTATACGATCTGAGGGTCACTATTGCGTGGAAACTTACAGAAATAAAGTCTGAATAGAATTCAATGAATGAGTATCTTCAGTTTTATCACGAAAGAAGGTTTTCAAAAATTACAGATCCATCCCCTGACCGTAATCTATTTCCATTATATTACGATGCACCTGTCACAGATATACAATTAAATCCCGAAGATTATTTGTTTATCCCGGCGGGATGGCCACACATAACGATAACTGAAAGTGATGACATAAACATCACCGGTACTTTTTTCTATAAACCAACTCACGGAATTCCTCTCGAAGTCTCCAAATATAAACTAGATATTGACATGGAAAAACTTTTCCCACCAGACAAGGAAATTGAAGTTAGAAGAACCAAATCAAACTGTTTTGTCAGTAATTTATGCGAGCATAAATTCAAAGGATTGATAACAACGATGTACATGACATTCCAAGAATTTATGGAACTGAATTATAAGCGTTTAGCAATAACAATAAAATACAATGACTTGAACCTCCCAATTCATCCCCAAACTGCTGAAGGTGCATCGATACGAGTAAACATTGGAAAAAATATGTCGACTCAATTGCATTTCGACGCAAGCGATTCTATAATGTGTCAAGTACAAGGAACCAAGAGAGTTCTAGTATTTCCTCCGAGTGAATTGAGAAAATTGTATTTTTTCAATACATATGATTTGCAACTTGTAGAAGCAATAAATAAAAGTTATTATTTAGATAAATATGTCATCATAAAACCATCTTCTATACATACAATGTATTGTAATAAAATAAAAGACATAGTGAAAGCCGTGAGGACACAAACTATAAAGGATGATTCACTGGCGAATAAATTTGTCGAATGTAGAGAATGGTATAAACAAACTGTACAAGAAGAGCATATGTGGTTAGATTATGCAAATGACGTACCGGAGTCATTTTTTGTAAAGGACACGCGCGAAGAAAATGAAATTGTCATAGATTCTATGGACTCGTGTGTAACAGTTCTGTTTGCAGTGAACAAAGGTCAAATAAAAGTTGCAAAAATAATATATGACGTGAACCCGGGAGATGCTTTAATGTTTCCAAGCTCAATAACACACCCGTGGATGTCTATGATGAATACCATCGTGGTGTACCCTAATTTCAATTCGAATACTTAAAGAATACACTGGAGTCATACATATGGATCTTGTCCTTGAAATTCCAAATCACCTATGTCCTGAAACTTGCAAAAAGATTATAGATCGTTTTGAAAGTTCGAGCAAAAAGACGAGGAGTCTAGTTTGTAATAAACTTGACCCTAATCTAAAAAATGGCCTCCAAATAGCTATATCTAGACACATAGAATGGGAAGACATTGCAGACCTTTTCGATGAAAAACTGAAGGATGGGTTGGAAAAGTACAAGACTTTTTTGAATGAGAAGCTACCCATTCCGTGCGACCAATTTATTAAGAATTTAAAAGTTATTGACGGCTATACCGTCGAGAAAACTATATCATACGGTTGGCACTCTGATTTTCTTGTGAAGAATGATTATGTACAAAATTTGAAACTTACATGGCATTTAAATACGCGCGCTTTTGACGGAGAGACAGATTTCATATTCAAAAATATAAAACACGAATGTGGAAAATTAGTTATATCTCCTGCAGCGTGGGATTTTGTCTATAAAGAAAATCAATCCTCTGAAAAATATTCTGTAACTGTCGGACTATTTAGCACTACAACTCTCTAATTTTTCGACTCTACTTTGCAAATCAACAATCATCTTGTACAGATCCTGTATAGCTCCTACCGTGTGAGGAACAATCCTGTCCTTTGCCACAATTCTGAAATCATCAACTCTTTTTCCATAAATGAAAATCTTGTCCGGGAGTTTATAGTCACCATCAAATACAAAAGTATTCTGATCAACAACTTGTGTAACATTTGCATAAAATATCGTTTCTTTTTCATTTAAATATTTTACATAGTCACCCCTTGTCAATCCGTGATCTGCGAGTCTAATTGTCCTTGTTGTAGGTTCCACGTGTTCGGACAGTTTGTACACATTTGGAATAAAATCAGGACTTTGTGATACAGCTTCTGGTATAATATTTTCCATGTCCTGTGCAAAAAATCCAGTATCTACACCAGATCCATTTCTTACTTGATCTGTCCATGTAAAACGTTCAACTTGTAATTTATTGATGTTATCTAGATACTGTGGCGGAACTTCCTCAGTAAATTTCTTTTTTACTCGTTTGTCAGAAATTGCATACATTCTTCCGCTAGTAAGTACAGAAAACCCGAAATAGGCACTTATTTGGCCCTGGAAATAACTAGCTTGTGCACCGTATATACCGTTCACTCCAACGTTGTAGAATTGAGCAAAGTAAGAGTTGTTAGATATTACAGCGCTGAAAAGGTAAGTTCCATACGCCAAATAAACTGGAAAACCAGATCCACCATTTTGAAGAGAACCTGCGTTGAGTGCATATCCTGCATTCGGCGCGTACCCGTTTATGTTTCCGGCACTTCCGGCGTAGCCTACATAGCCCTGATTCGCCTGCCACACATAATTGGTGTACCCATCATTTGAACCCCAATAGTGATTCGGAATTCCAGGTTGACCCTGCCATGCCCAATTCGAAGATCCAGTTCCTTGGATCTGTAAAGTTTGAGCAGTTGCGGAAGCTTGGTTGGCGTACCCAGCCTGTGGCGCATACCCTCCAATATTTCCATTAGTGTAACCTGCAGTCGGCGCGTACCCGTTTATGTTTCCGGCTGAATTTGCATAACCTACTGTCATTTGTCCAGGTCCCCAAACATAATACGGTGACCCTTGATTTCCTCCCCACACATGACCAGGGGTTCCCGGCTGACCCGCCCAATTCCACTGAGTTCCGTTTATTCCTCCGGCACTCTGAATGTTAGCAGCTGTCGCAGCTCCTTGATTAGCATATCCAGCTTGTGTCGCATACCCTGCACTCGGCGCGTACCCGTTTATGTTTCCGGCACTTCCGGCGTAGCCTGCATAACTTACTTGTAAAGCACCTGGAGAGAACACTGTATTCACTGTTCCTTGGTTACTTCCCCATAACCAGGCGGGATTACTCTGCTGACCTTGCCACCCCCATTGTGTATTCCCTTGTACACTAGTCAACTGCAATGTCTGGGCTGTCGCAGCAGCCTGATTTGCATATCCAGCCTGTGGTGCATACCCTCCTATATTTCCCTGTGTGTAACCTGCACTCTGAGCATACCCTACAGCAAATTGATTCGAAGTTCCTGATATTCCACTACCAGGTCCTTGAAATGACATCTAAACTAACGTGAGAATAAATTTCTTAATAAATAATACCATGGGAATTCTTGTTCCAACATATACGAAACTGTCTCCTCCAGTGAACGGAGGTCCCATCGAACCAACATTATATACAAATGTCTACATTTCACTTCGTTTCGAAACTCCTATTGTTATACATAACCCAGACGGACAAACATATACTATTAATGGAAGAGCCAAAGTGTACCAAAATTCAAACTCAATATATCAATTGGATTCTCTTAACTTTAACTTTACACTGACAAAAGACCAACTGAATGCACCTCTACACACACTCATTTACAATTATATCAAAAGTCTCTACCCTGGATCGACCGATTCTGAAGCTTAAATTCTTATTATAAATTAATGGATGAAATTATCGTCTACTCTGACTCGAAAAACAGGGACACCAACCTGTACCCGAGTGCTAACTCCTATGTGCTCCACCTGACCAACCCCATCACAAACGTCGCTCAGGTGGACCTCGTCACAGCCAAAGTGCCCAACACAACATTCAATCTCACAAATGGTACAGCCTGCCTCAACTTTAACGGAACCATCATGAATCTCGTACCAGGATACTACACTGCTGCAAGCCTCGTAGACGAAATAAACGCCAGACTTGCCACCCAATTTTCAAATGTAAAGTGGGAGGCTTTTGACGGGAAGTTCCTGTTCCAAAGCAACGGCCCCTTCACCCTGTCAGTTTCCAATTCCATTTCAAAAATGCTTGGGATGGATGCAAAGGTGTACACCGGTGTCTCTGCATCCGGAGACCCAGCATACGCCCAAACCCTGGGATCAGCCTACTACATAAAATCAGACAAGATTGTGGACCTCACAGTGAATGAGTACATTTTCCTGGACATTATCGAGCTGAGGACACCATCCACCGCAGAGGCCATCGGGATGAAGCCAGATGGGTCTGGAACATACACAGGTGGTAACATCCGAAACTCTTTCGCATCCATCCCTATGAATGTAAACTCGGGTGCAGTCAAGACGTACTCTGAGAGCTCGGACTATAAGGCGGAGGTAACCTACCCACACCCAATCAACAAGATTGACCGCCTGACCATCCGATGGGTAGACGACTCGGGACAACCGGTGAATTTTAACGGATTCAATAACAACTCATTCGTCTTGAGGTTTCACCAACCCAAAAAGGAAGAGCCCCCACCACCACCCCCTGTAGACATGGTAGAACTTAGAAGAATTATGGAAGATATGATTACAATTCAAAAACCAAAAGAGACGGATTTCAAGCGGCCTCTTGTGGGTCGATGGACCCTGATTATATTTTTAATTATTGCAGCTCTTGGGTACTATAGTTATAACAGGATGCGAGCTGTTGCGCCTGTTGTTGTGCGACCACCACTTCCTGGCTGAGTGTTTACTTGGTGACTGCGTACATCACCTGGCCTGGCTCCTTGAGCTGCACATTGGTCACCAGTGCCTTCAGGGTCATGTAGACCAGGATGGACAGCAGGGTGGTGAAGATGGCGCTCAGCACATAGTACTGGCCACCATTCTTGCTGACCTGGACAACCTGGGAAATCATGTAGCGGACGGCATCCATCCAAGCGACGGCTGCTGCAAAGGAGAAACCAGCTACGATAGAGTTGAGGGACTGAGCCTCCAGCTGAAGACCAACTGAACCGATAACGCCTGCCATATGTACTATTTATCACGAAAAAAATCTTCGTCAACCTCTTCGTACTCCTCCTCCTGAAGTATGACCGAGTACTTCACCTTGGGCTCCAGCTCCTCGACTTCAACCTGCTCAACCTCAAACTCGACAAACTCTGTGTACTGACGCGTCTGTTGATAAGGAACTGGCTCCATCCATTCACCTATTTTAATTAGATATTCTGTCCTGCTTTGTCTACCGCATTCTTGATTGAAATCTCAAGTGGTGTCTCTGGGACCCACTCGCTCCAGGTGTCAAAACACTCATTCATCTTGTTGAACAACTCCTCGCTGCCTGAGTACCGAGTGTAAGGCTCCACACCCTCCTCAACCTCTTCAACCTCCTCCCACTCATCCTCCTCCTCATCATCCTCCTCGTCGTATATCTCTGGGTAGAGACTACCAATCTGCTTCCCAGCGACATTTCGCGCTGCATACATAAGACCCATCTGAACATCATACGCCGTCACCGTGTCACGACCACAAGCCTTGGCATAGTGAGATGCCAACACCGTCGCAGACTCCATCACAGGCAAAAACAAATCAGCAACCTCCTCCATACCTAGTTACCTTGGAATCTGTTTATCTGACCACCATCTTCCTCATTTGGAAACAAAACTTTTCCCTCTTTAAAAAAGTTGTAATTCACAGCGTAAATTCGTATGAAACGAGCCTGGGCACTCGGATTCATTGTAAGTTCTAAAACTTGATTGTTAATTCGTGACATGTTCACCTGACCAGAAGGGGTGGGATTCTCAGGATCAAGACTAAATGAATACATATAGAACTTTCTGTCCGGAACACGGGTGTGATACTCCATAGCCTGGATAGCACGAAGATACAGGGGGGTACCTATGTTCTTATCTATCCTCTCCACGTTGTTTAATTTCAAAACTAAATTGGAAAGCTGTTCTGTGGTGCCGTTTGTATAGCTCGCCAAGTCTGAACTAAAGTAACCATCTGTTGTAAAATCAAAACCAAATGCACCCGAATTTTGTATAACTAAAAACATCTCTTTGACTGGATTCATGAGGTCGAGTTGCAGTCTGACATTGTTTACTCCCTGTGGGGCGTAAAACTCTATTCTCTGCACCTGCTCGTACACTTGAATTTCCCTTTTTAATTTGAAACCGATATAGGCGTACTCAACAAGGAGTTGAATATTGATTGGCAGGGTGTACTCGTATGCAGGTATTGTGAACAAAGAGGACTTTTTAAATATAACACGAAACTCCAAGTAATCATCTTTCATTTCTAACCCTTTTTGAAGACAGGTGAATGGTAGAGGAAGAGTGTACTCTGTGTTTACTACGGCTGAAGTTGAGGGGTACACACGACCGGAGAGGTACTGAAGTGTCGCCTGCTTCCCCTTGGGAGTCTTCAAATCAAACATCATCTCAATGTACTCACCGTATAAACGCTCAACCATCTGATCGTTGTACATAATTTCAACATAATCTATCATATATGTCATCACAGAGTCACAAAATGCAGTAGGCAAGACTGGAGTTGTGAATTTCAAATATAAATTAGTAATCAAGTCTCCTCTCTTTATGATTTGTGTTGTGTTTTCTGCACCAAAACGGACATCCTTTTCAAAAGTCAAAACCTCAAGTCGCTTGGCAAATGGAACTTGACCGGTGTATTTTTCCAAAAAGTATGTCACTTCAGGGTTCCCTACAAGCATAACATCATCCGCCCCAAAGTAGGCAAGTGTGGCCCGTGCAGCCATCTCTGATATCCCCTGCGAAATTTGTTTACTGAATTTTAATGTATTTGAGAAAAGTTGAACATCAGTCCCGCTATACCATTTTCTATTCTGAGGATGTTGTAATTCATTGCGTAGACCCGAAGGAGTCGGTATGTTGATGCGAGAGGATTCACCGTCAACTCGAGTGAAATATCCTTTATTCTGCTCATGTTAATTTGACCGGTGGGTCGTGGATTCATAGGGTCATTTGCAAAAGAGTACACATAGAATGATCTTGTCGGTGTCACATTATATTTTTGGAATGTCTGCACATACTGAAGGTACTGGGCATCCACCACCTGTCGACTCAGAAACTCCTGACCGTTAAATTTCATCCCTAAATTGAGGAGACCGTTGTTTGTAAAGTCATAAGGAGCCTGACCTGCATTTTGAATCACAATGTACATTTCCCTTACAGGATTCAAAAAGGGCATGTTGAACACCCCTGTGGAGAATCCCGGTGTAAGTGTAAAGGAAAGAGCCTGGGACTGTGTTATCAAATACTCGAGTCGGTTCCTATTCATCCACTTGACTTCGGTGTCCGACAGAAAACCATACTCAACCACCATAGTCATCGACATACTCTGATTCAGACTCGAAATATTAGACACAAATGTAAGATTCGAAAACGGAAGGAGTGTCACAGCCACCTCCAAGTCTGACCGTCCAAGAGCACACACAGGAATAGACAACTCTGAATTCCCATAAAAGTAAAATGGAAGATTTGTGTAATATGTTCGACCGGGGTCAAACACATTTGATGTGTCGAGCTTTCCAGTCAACAACTTGAGTCCAGGTTGATTCTCGTATGGTACATACAAATCGTTGTACAACTCAATCTGTTCACCTGAAAGGCTCTGGATCACTTGGCCACCAATACGCAACTCGGCAGAGTTAATAGCATAAGTTCCCACAGAGTCTACATATGTGTAAACAGGCACCAAGTTACTTGCAAGGAGACCAACGGAAAACATAGTGTTTGCATAGACCGTTGTGGATGTCCCACTTGTTGTCAAAAAGGACACACTTGCAAGTGCGGGGTTAATTGTTGTTGCATTTGGAATATAAAAAGGAATTCCAATCGTATACGGGGGGAGGAGACCAACTGAAATTACATGAGTTGCGGATACTGTTGAGGGCCCCGTCACAGACACAGAAACAGACTGTAATAAATCAGAAGTGCACAGAACAGCTTGTAAGTAGTACAAACCTCCTACATATATCGCAATCTGAGACCCACTCTTTGCAATCTGTACAGTGCCCCCAGTCGTCGTCCACCCAGCTGCGCTAAAGTTTATGGGCGAAGACAAAACAAAGGACGGAATTGAAGGTGTAAACATAAGTCCATTTTGCGGAAAAGAAGAGGTTGGACTTGGTGATGTGTTTTGTATAAACTGTAAGTACGACACATTTGAACCTAAAATTGTGTCAGATGCGACAGACCCGCTCAAATTTTGCATCGAAATATCTATAAAATATGGGAGAGTGGTGTATTGGACTGAAATTGGAATAACAAAGTCCAAGCTTGGATACAGCGTCTGACCTTGATATGTTGTGTAAGTGTATGTGTTTGCGCCTCGAACACCCGAACTCACGCTTACACTTGTCAGGGTGCTAGTCTGAAAAGCAAATACAGCCGTCATCAACCATGTACCCGTCTGATTAAAAGTAAAACCATTCGACGCTGGAAGTATATTTAGCAAAGGACTCGTCGATGATGTATAATTTGAGAAATTTTGTAATGCAATCTGTGTTCCAGTCACGGATGGTGTTTGGGCCATACTAATCTGGTCAACTGGACCGATAGCTAACCAAGACCCCGGTTGTATCACACCATTCACGGGAAGCATACGAACATCAATATACATAAATAATGTAGAAACACCACTCGGAATTGTGATATTTACAGGAATTGTAAATATTGGGGTGGGGGATGTTGCGGAGAGTGAAAACACATGCTCGGATATAAATTGCGCCGTCCCCGGGTGTCCGTCTGTTGTTGAAAACCCGTACCCTATAGAATATGTAGCGGTTGGGGCGTTTGTAACAAAAGATCCACGAATACAATACTGTCCAGGCTGTGTAAAACCAATCGCCCCAAGTGAAGACTGGAAACAAAAGGTGGAACCAGACACCTGAGAAATAAACAAATTTTTAGAAAAATCTAAAAACACATAATTCTGTGTGCTGTATCCTGC